TCCTTCGGCGCCTGTGGGTGTGACTTGTTTATTAAATCCTGGTGTAAAGCCTAATTTTTGTAGCATGTAAAGTTCCCTTCAGGTTACAATTATACTAAAATTTCAGGATAATCAACTCTGCTTTTTGGTTTTAAACCAAGGCGGAAGTCCTAAATGAGGACGTCTATCAAAGATATTCTTTTTTGCTCCTAGGGTCTTACGATTGTTATAATGCAGAAAAACTTGAACACATTGATTACCTTTGAATTTATTTCTCCAATGCTCCAGCTCACAGCCACAATAAACCAGCATATCTCCTGGTTTTAAATCTACCTTAACACCTTTATTGGGATTTTTTATAAGTCTTTTAGACTCTTCAACATCATGCTCACCAACACCTGGTTTAACACTTGATTGTCCAGTAGGATCTAAATAAATAGGCCAATCATCACCACCAAGATTCATAGTAGTAGATATTTCACAACTAAATCTATCTTTATGTCTTTTAAGGATGTCTCCTTTTTTATAAATTCTTGCATAAGTATATGAAGGATATAATTTTAATCCTGTTTCTTTTTCCATTTGTGGTTGACACTTTAACATTAATGTTTCCATAGCCGTGTCTCCATAATGAGAATAAGTGTTAGGAATTTGTAGATCAGCGTAAGTTCCGAAAATAGTTTCAAATGGCGAAAAATATCTTGCTTGACGACAAGTATCATAAACTTGTTTTTTCATTAAAAAATAATTATAGAGAAAGATTGCTAAATCTCTTGAGATGGCTTGTTTAATAACTGTATATTTATTTTTTTTAAAATTAATCATAACATTCTAAAGGATTAAAAAAAATGTTACCAGAGATACTAATTCGATATTTATTAGATAAATAAAATGGATAAACACAATGATTTAATTTGGATGGAAAAAATAACATGGTTCCTTCGTCTTCTGGTTCAAGATTAAAATTTTGAGAAATTAAATCTCCCAGTATATTTCTGTAGAAAAATTGAAAAGTATTAGGAAACGAATGAAGAGCATGACGAGCAAAAGGTAATTTTGATTCTTTTTTATAACTTGAGGGTATTTTAATCCATATTACAAATGAAAAAACACCACTATGTGAATGTACTGGATTAAATTCATGTTTTTTTTGAAAATTAACCCAAAATCTATGAAGATTATATTTACAATTTTTAGTTAAAACTATAGGCACAACATATTTATAACTTCTAGTATATAAATCTATATGAGGAATTAGAACTTTATTAAAAAAGAAATTATCTTTATCTTCTAATTCATAAGAATAACTAATATTACCAGCAAGTGTACTATTTGATTTTTGTTTTTTATTTTTAATATAACTTTTAAGACAAGATAATATTGGTTCAGAAAGTTTAGTTTTAATAAAACCAGCATTTTCAAAATCACAATTATTCATTTTTAGCCATTTCTTTTGGAACTGCTTGAATATTCCAATGTATAAATCTAAAAGGTTCTTTACCGTGATCTACTGCATATTCATGTTCTAAATATCCAGGAAAAATAATTAAAGTACCAGGCGTAGGTTTAATATGAATGTTGTCTGTTCCAGGTAAAATATCATTAACATTTGGTTTCATGGCAAGTTTAGTTGTTCTTGCTCCTGTTTTTGGATCGTGAAAAATTGGGTATGAAGTCTTATCACTACATTTTAAAAAATAAAATCCTGATACGTGCTGATTGTAATGAATGTGTGCTGAATGATGTCCACCACCTTTTTTAGAAAACTCTTGAACCCACATTTCAGAAAAAAGAGTTGTGTATAAATTCATGTCGTAACCCATTTGATCTAAAAATTCCCAAGACTTTTGACCTATATAATTTCTAAAGTCTAAAAAATCATTATCTAATGTTAAAGGGGTTGAATGATGCGATGTTCCAAAATCACCAAACTTCTTAATATAATCTTTATTTCTTTTTCTAGATTCTTTAATATATTTATCACTAGCTTTGCTTAAAGATTTTAAATATTCTGGTTTATGCTCTGTCCAAACAGGAGCCCAAAAATAATTACTTATGAACATTTTTTAATATTGTAAAAAGATTTGGTTTTTTCTTTACCAAATTTTTACATAACTCCTTTCTTTCATTTAATCTATTTATACATGATTTAAAGTCTTTTTCAAGCTCTGATGGTTTTAAATAATTATGTATTAATAAACTTGTCTTATCAGTAGGCGACCAATTCATGCCTGCTGCTATACAATGAAAACCTGCATTAAAAGAAAATTTAAAATTTATATTTCTTTGACGTGCATATTCATAAAAACCATAAAGAATGCTAGGTTCTAAATTAACTAAAGAACTATCCCATGTTTTATTTAAACAGTGTCTCCAATAAGGCGTGTCATCTCTATGTGACAAAGCATAATGAGCGGCTACAAATTGAGCAAAATTTTTAAATAAAAGTTTACATTGATAATTAAAATTATCTTTGTCCCATTGGGATACTTTGCCTCTTCTTAAATTTCTTAGTAGTATAATTAAAAATTCGTGAACAGAAAATAAACCATTACTTTCTAAAGGTTCAATAAAACCAGCAGAAAGACCTATGGCAATAACATTCTTAACCCATAATCTTTTATGGATTCCGACTTTCATCTTTATTTTTTTAAATTCTAAATCTTTTTGTTTTAAGTGTTTTTTAAATTCTTTAAGTGCTGTATCATCATCTACAAATTTACTAGAATAAACATAACCCGTACCAATCTTAGACCATAAAGGAATACTCCAAACCCAACCATTATCTATGGCTGTGCAATTAGTGTAAGGTACTAACTCTTTCTTTTTATTTTTGTATTTAATATGTGTAGCCCAAGCAGAATCGTTAGGTAATATATCAGCATAAGATTCAAAAGGTTCTTTTAAAGATTGACCTAATAATAAAGATTTAAAGCCTGTGCAATCTATATATAAATCTGCTTTGTATTTTTTGTTAAGAGATACAATTCCATTTTCATTTTGTTCAACAGATACAACGTCATCTATAATATGTTTTACTTTTTTACAGTATTTATCTCTCAACCATAGACCAAATTTTGTAGCGTCAAAATGGTAAGCGTGAGCAACTTCGTCTTTATCAAATTTATTTTGATTGACATAAGCCATTTGTAAAGGATGTATACATTCCGCATAATCAGAGTTAGGTGTAGATGGATTAAATATTTTTTTAAACCACCAATCATTTAGCTCTGCTTTATTTCCTTCCACAACTGGACTTCCAAAAGGATAATGGAAAGCTTTACCTTTTTTGTAAAAATCTGTAAATTTAATACTTAACTTATAACTTCCATCTACATGTTTTAAGAAATCTTTATCTTGAATATTAAGCAAACGCATCCAATCAGATATTTGTCTTAAGGTGCTTTCACCTACTCCAACTGTGGGTATATGTTTAGATTCAATTAAAGATATTTGATGTTGGGGTAATTGAGATTCTAAAGTAGCGGCTGTCATCCAACCAGCACTACCTCCTCCTATAATTAAAATTTTCATTTAAATGGGTATCCTAAATGCCATACTACAAGTGAATATCTAACCCCTTTTGTTACAGGTTTAACTCGATGCCAAACAGAGGAAGGAAAAACAATAATAGAACCTTTGGTTAATATTTCTGTTGCTTTTTTTAAATGTTTAAATTCATCCCTCATGTTAGGATCATAATCTCTAAAATCAAATTCTAATTCTCCTCCTTCATATTCAGACCCATCCGTTAATTGACAAGTCATGGATAATTTTCTTATTTTACCCTGATCTAAGGCATTAGGATTTTTTCTTTTATAAGGTTCAGGCCAACTGTCACAATGCCAATCGTAATACTGATTTAATTTATACTTTGTAAATTGACAGGATTCTGATCTATCCCATTCAAAATTCCAACCAGCATTTTTATTAGCTTCATGCACAAATGGATGTAATTCTTTGTAAATCCAATTTTCGCTTAACCAAACTAAATCTGACTTTCTTTTTCTTTGTAAATCTAACACATCTTTTTTATTTAATTTTTTATCTCCATAAGCCCCTGTTCTAGCCATTTCTTCTTTTTTTGATAAAGCATACTCAATAACTTCATCACAAAATTTTGGAGTTAATGCAGACCTAAAATACCAATAATTATTAGATAAAATCATAGGTTATAGTTTGGATAAAATTTAATATATCCTGTTGTTTGTTATCTAAATAATACATACAAGTTGAAGGAAACATAATAAAGTGGTTATCTTTTAATTTAATGTCCCAACTTCTTCCTTTACGTCTATTATCATCGTAATGTATTCGAACACTACATTCTTGACTGCTAACTCCATACAATAAAACGTAATCAGGTGAATTTTTTAAATCTACTTTATCTATCTGTAATAAAGGTGGTGTAACTTCACCAGGTTTATAAAGATTACCCCATGTAGATTTATTAACTAAAGTTAAATTATGTTTAACTCTCATGTGGTCTCTAATATAAGTGTTAAGCATATCCCATGATCTTGAAAATGGAAAATCTAAAGTAGGACTACTTAAATTTCTAAAGGAATGTTTTAAAGTATCCACACATAAAATAGAACGATCAATTTCAAAACCTTTTGGCATCGAAACGTCTCCATAAAATAATGCTATCTCTGTTAATACTTTCTTTTCCATTTCTTTCTTCTTATAAATGACAAGAAATATAATGTCAATATAAGTAAAGAATTTGATCTATATCAATATTGATTTAAAGGTGTGGTCGAACACCAAAATTTGTTAAAACCCAACCAGTTGTATTGTCTGATTGATACGCAGACTCATCCCAAATATATGTCCAAGTATGAGATAGAGCATTGTTTTGATTTTGTTGTTCAGAAGTTAAATCTGGAGGATTACCAAGCGGTGATTTCCAAGAAGCAGAAGCAATATCTTTAGTCCAACTATCATATTGTTTTGGCGACCAAAAAATTTCATTACTTGAATCCCAAGTATGACCTACCCCTGCATAGTTGCCTCTAAATGGAGTTCCACCTAATTTATGTTGATTGTTTTCTGTGTTATATGAAGTTTTAATCCAAAGATGTGAAGGCCAGTTATTATGTGTTTCTAAATAAGCCTGTCCAACAGATTCAGTTTCAGCACCCTCTTCATTGACTGTATTTGCATTTGCAACTACTACAACTTGTAAGACTACATTATCATCTGAAATTTTTGCAAAGTGTGCCATAATTTATTGATAGAGATACCTTATTATCACTATTCCTGAACCACCTGTTCCTGCGGTTGAATATCCTGCTCCTCCGCCACCAGTATTTGCTGTGCCACAGCTAGTTACGTGACCGGCTCCTCCACCGCCGCCACCTTGTCCACCATTAGATGCGGGAGGGGGCCCCATGGGCGTTCCTCCGCCACCACCAGCATAATAAGTAGCTGTACCTGTAATATCATTTGGTGCTCCATCTCCACCTTTTCCCGAAGGGCCAGGTGTTGAAGGAGGATTAGCATCTTGTCCAGCGTTGAGAGCTCCACCGCCGCCTCCGCCAGAATTAAAAGTTCCTGCTCCGCCTAATCCATCTCCACCAGGCATACCTTGAGGGGGTGATACTGGAGGTGTATTTCCAGCAGCTCCACAAAAAGGATAAATTTGGTGTCCTGGCCCACCTCCGCCAGATCCACCAGTATTATTTGGTTGAATAGAGCCACAATCTCCGCGACCTCCACCTCCACCAGTAGAAGTAATTGTTGAAAATATTGAATTTGAACCTTGTGCTCCTGTAGCTGTAGCTGTAGCTGGGCTGCCTCCCGCGCCTATTGTAATTGGATAGCCTGTTGCTGAAACCGGTAAAGCAGTTCCACGTGAAGGACTTGGGCCATAACCTGATGCTCTATAACCTCCAGCACCAGCGCCACCAGCATTTCCTACTTTTGCACCAGCACCACCACCAGCAACTACCATGTAATCTACTGATTCTGAACCAGCAGCATTACCTACTGAGCAAACGGTAAAAGTACCTGTGCCTGTAAATTTATGAATTTTATAATTTCCACAAGTAGTAACAGTATTTCCACCTGTAGCCACGATGAATTTAGGAGTGACCCCACCTGAACCAAATCCTAACACTTGATAACCAAAGCTTTTTGTTTTTGGTTTTTTATTCTTTCGATTTCGTCTTGGTGAAGCTATTCCAAAAGGGTTTTCAAAATCTTCCATGTCTACTCCTAAGCGTCATTAGCAGCGTCTGTTGTATAGAATAATTTAATTCCTAATAATCTAGCGTCTCCTGTAAAGGTATCACTACCATCTGCTGCGTCTCTGTAAACTTGAAAAAATGTATAATCGTCATCAGCTGGAGATCCGGCAATTGTCATTGCAGAACTAACTGAAGAAACAAGTACATCTTCAACAGTTCCTGTTCCAGCGTCTGTAACTTCTTGTGCTGTTCCGAAAACAACATCAGCTGTTCCATCATTAGAAACACTAACTCCTTGTAATCCCATAATAACGTTTCCTGTATTTGTATTACTTGGAGCCCAAAAATATTGGAAAGTTACTGTTCCTAAATTCCATGATTTTGGCATCGCAATAGCAAACTGTGCATATTCCGCTGTACCTGCATCAAAATCTAAAACTTTTAAATCTGGTCTTGTTGCTGTAGTTTCAACTTGTTGAGGATCAGCACCATTTGTTGTTGATCCATACATAGCAGAAGATGGAACAAAAATAGTTTCTGTTCCTGCAATTTTAACCGCTGCTCCTCCTGAGTTTAAAACTCCTGAGCCTTTAGGGTTAATGTTAATACCAACATTAGTTTCACCTGTTGCTGAAATAACCGGTCCAGTAACTCCTGTAGCTGCGTTAGCTATAGTAAGTTCGTTAACTGCTGAACCTGTTGCAGTAAAATTAATTAATTCGTTTCCGCTAGTATCTAAAATATTAGTACCAATTTTAGGTGAAGTTAAAGTTTTGTTTGTTAAAGTTTGTGTGCCAGTTAATGTTACATCACCATCACCAAACGCTAAAGTTGCGATATCAGGATTAACTCCATGATTAGCTGTTGCAAAAACTAATTGATCGCCTTTGTCTGTAGCTCCAAAAGTATATGAGTCTCCAGAACCAGAAACATATTTAAATTGAAGTGTGTATCCACCTGAAGTTGAGTTTCTTAAAATATAAAAAGTTTGAACATCGAGAGGAATTGTTACAACCCTAGCTCCAGTAATAGAGCCTGTAAATTCAATCATTCTGTGTGCAAGAGCTGCACCAGTTCCACCATCAGTAACTGTAAGAGCTGTTGGTGTTCCAGAATCTGTAACAGCTTGTTGTATAAAACCACCTGAAATTTGTTCAATAATTTGTAAATTAGTATTTGTGATGTCTCCCCATTGGCCGGCTTTTTCGCCAGTTACCATAAGTTCTACACCAAGACCAGTATATGTTGATGACATAATTTTTTTTCTCCTATTACGATGCTATAGTTACGTCTGTATAAGATGTATTTCCTGTAATGTCAACATCAGAAAAAGATGTGTTTCCTGTAATGTCAACATCTAGGTACCCTATTACTCCAAATCCTACGGTATTTAAACTAGCAGTAAATGTTTGTCCAGTCAATCCTATACTCATGTCTGTAGGGCTAATTGATCCTACTGTAGCGGCAAATGTCTGTGTAGTTAATCCTATAGACATTTCCGTAGGAGTTATAGCCCCTACACTCGCTGCAAAACTAACACCTGAAATATCTATTAATTCTACTGAAGCAACAGTGAGACTTTGAACATCCGCCGCAAATGTTACACCACTTATTCCTACGACGTCAGCAGGTAAAATAGAACCTATTGCAGCTGTGGTTGTTAAACTTGCTAAACCTTGTGTATGATCAGCCCCATTATTTATACTTAGGGTCCCTAATCCAGTGCCCATGGTCACACCACTGACATCAAAATTCATGTCGTAATTTATGGTTGGTGTACCTAGTACAGCAGTAGTTGTTAAACCACTAATTCCAATTATACTTTCTGGTTGGAAAGTAAATATTCCGCCCCATTGACCTTCACCATAAGAATGAACACCCCATCCGTTTGGACCAAGTTCCATTGACATTGATAAACCATCAATTGAAACGGTAGTAGTATTTTCACCCCAGTTACCAATACCATATTCATCTCTACCCCAACCTGAGATTGATTGAGCGTAAGCTAGTGTACCTAATGCCGCACTCATACTAACTGAAGAAATTGCTACAGTAGGACTATAACTATCACCCCAAGGCTCATTACCATAGGTGTCTCTACCCCAACCCTGTTCGGAAGCCCCAATAAGTGAACCTACATCTGATGCAAACGTAACACTAGATAGAGTTAGTGTGTAATTATTTTGATTACCCCAATCACCCTGGGACCAGGTGCTACCGGATTCGTTCCAAGTATTAGCCATAAGGATTTACTCCTTATGCCGTCAATCTCAAGATAGCGGAAGTTGCGTCGTTAGTTGGAAATTGAATAGTAAACGTTCCAGAAGAAACTGTTTTGTCTCCTCCAAAAGCTACCACACAAACTGCATCTGTAGTAGACGTACCAGTTCCAGTAGTAGTGTTATAAATCATACAACCATTTGCTGTGAACGATGCAGAAGTCCAAGATATGTCAGAGAAATCTGTAAATGCTGTTGTAGAAGTTAAACCTACACCTGTGTTTGTTAAAGCTTTTCCACCTGCTGCATAAGCAGTTCCTGATGTGTTTGTAATTTCGTTTGAAGTTGAATAGTCAGTTGTAGTTGCATCTAAAGATGCTGAACTTGTAAATAATGCTATTTTAAAAGAGTCTCCTGCAGGTGAAGCTCCTGAAGTGTCAAAGTTGTGTTTACCTTGTAATAGTTCTTGTTTGAAACTAGAACAAACTGCTGAAGTTATTGCCATAATTTTTCTCCTTGTTATGGAGACGGTGACTTAACTTGTAATCTAACTGTTCCGTCAGTATAATCGTCTCGTCTTCGTCTTCCAAGTTGCATTCCTGCAAACTGTTGTATAGCATTTTTATACTTTTGTTCGTACAATGTCAACATATCCATTGGACCTTTTAAGAATCCATATG